GCGGCTTCCGATGCGGAGAATTTTGTCTGAGAACCCATCTCACGGGCTTTTGCACGCAGGGCATCAAAGTCCTCACCGGTCGCACCGGATACAGCAGCGACCTTGCTCATGGACGCATCGAAATCCGCTGTCGTTTTCACAGCGGCAGTTCCGACTCCAAGGATAGGCACAGTGACATATTTTGTCAGGTTTGTGCCGACGGTTGCGATCTTGTCACCGGCTTTTTCAAGAGAGGAACCTGCTTCACCGAGCTTTACCAGTGCTGTATGCGACTTTTCTGCTTCGGTTTGCAGGTTTTGAAGCTCCTGTTCCGTCTCGACGATCTCACGCTGCAGGGAATCATACTGTTCAGGACTGATAGGATTTCCGAACTCGTCAGATACATCCTTAGCCTGCTGTTTCAGACCGGACAGCTCATCTGCCGTCTCCTTGATTTCCCTTTGCAGTGCATCGTATTTCTCCTGCGAGATTTCACCCTTGGCAAGCTGTTCATCCGCAGTTTTGGCCTGTTCCTTGAGGTCTTTCAGCTTGGCTTCGGTCTCGGTGATTTTCTGCTTGATCGGATCGTATTTTGCTTTCCAAGCATCGTAGTTGTCCTTGGTTTTGGCAGCCTGTTCGCTTGCCTTTTTTAGTGCATCCAGTCGTGTCTTGGTATCCTGCACTGCCTGACCGAGCAGCTTTTGTTTCTGAGCAAGCAGTTCTGTATTTGTCGGGTCGAGCTTCAGCAGCTTCTCCACATCTTTGAGCTGCGTCTGCGTGTTTTTGATGTTCTTATCCACACCTTGGAGGGCTTTGGATAATTTCGTGGTATCGCCGTTGATTTCAACGGTAATGCCCTTGATTCTGCCTGCCATACGGTATCACCCCCAGTCAAACAGAATAGAAAATGTGTCTTTTATACTCCTATGCTGCAGCTTTCTCGGCTCGAAATGAATCACAGTGTAAAACAGATGCATCACAGCACCCGCGCCGAAGGTGGATATGACAGTGCCGATTCCGACAGTGCCACCGAGCAGCCAGCCAATCAGTGTAACCACTGTCCACAGGAGCATCTCAACTACACCGATTGGAATCTTTTGCATCCGCTTTCCAATTGCAACGAGTAGTCCGTCCTTCGGACCGCAGCCGCATTCCGCAGACATATACACATACATCCCCAGAGCGATAAACAGGAATCCGAACAACATGAAAACGATGCCGAGCCATAAGCTGTGATTTTCGGGATACGGGGATATGTCGATAAAGAACTGTGTGAGCCGTCCGGTTATCAGTGCATCAAACAGCGTTGCAAAGCCGATACGCTCTCGCAGGATAAGCTGTATCACAATCGCACAGACACCGATCAGCACCATAGAACTGCCGTAATTAAGCGGAGTATGCTTTGTGATTCCCATGCCGAGGCAGTCCCACGGAGCAAGACCGATGTTTGCATATATCGTCAGATATACTCCGAAAGAATATATCAATAGCCCGATCAAAATCCGCAGCCAGCCTGTAACAATGCTCTTTTTTGACTCAGAATGAGTCAAAGTCGGACTGCTGCGCTTTGTAGCTATAAGTCGCTTCATCGTTATCCTTTTCAATGAACATTTCGTTGACCATTCCGATGGTGAGCAGATCAAGGTCGGTAAGACTCAGCCCTATCTGCACACATCGGAGAAGGAACAGCGGCGTTGTCATCTCGCGGTCAACTGGGCGAGATTTTTTTTTGACTCTGCCTGTGTCTCCAGATTCATGCCCCAGAGCTCAAAGAGCTGCGGCAGCACCTCGTAGATCGAGAAGCAGTTGAACTGTTCAAGCCAGTCATCCGGGCTGTCGGGAACATTTTCCGGATCAGCGTGCTTTGCCATTGTCCAGGCGATGTTCTCGAACACCTCAAGGCTCTCGATGCCGAGACCGGAATTCTCCTCATCGCTCTCATCCACGGAATCCTTCAGGGCGGCGAAATCCTTGAAGATGTCCTTGCGGAACTTCGCACGATAGAGGCGAGGCAGGGTTGCACTCGCCTTGAAAGGAACCTCGATACCGTCAACGGTGATGATCTTTTTAATTGCCATATTATTACCCTCCGAATCAGTCAGTAGTAGTGGATGCGGCAGTGCTGCTCTTGGTTGTAGATGCAGAGCGTGTGCCGGCGCTGTTGTTGTTGGTCGCAGCGGTCGGGATATACACTGCGTTGTACCAGTTGTTGTAAGTGGTCTCATCCGTAGACTCACAGGTCTTGGACTTCACCAGACCGGACGGGAGCGCCGTTGCCTTCAGCGACAGCGTTTCTGTCTTGACGCTCTTGCTCTCCTCAGTAGTCTCACCCTCGGTTGCAGGGCGGGATGCCGAGCAGCAGTACAGCACATGACGAATGTGGTTCTTGTCTCCGTCAAACTCGAACATGAGTGCGAACTGCGAGGTCTCCGCATCGTTGCGCTCCACAAGGACACCCTTGCTGTCAAGTTGCTCACCAAGAATTGCGGTTGCGAAGTCGGTGGTGATGAGAGCGACTTCGAGGTCACCATCATAGCCTGCGTTATTGTTGATGACGTAGTACACGCAGTTATCTGCGTAAAAGTTCTCGTTTTCGCCGTTTGCGTCAATGCTCAGCGAAACAGCACCGGGCAGACGCACAGGCGTTGCAAATGTCGGCACACCGTCTTCAGACCATGCCGTGATCTTTGCCCAGTGAACCTTGTTCAGACCGAACTTGACCTTGTTTTTCTGAAGTGCCATTTTTCATACCTCCATGATATACAGTACTTCATAGAGCTTTTCGGACTCTATCCATACCTCAGATTTTGTGTAATAGATGTTATAACGCAGGAGAACTTCCTCCACCCGCTGTTCCGTATCCGGCGATTTCTCATCCGTATAAAGCTCGATGTGCAGTCGCTTGAAGCTGACATACATCAGGTTATCAGCCGAAAATGTGTCCTCGCCGGGAGACAGAAAAAGCGTGAACGGAGGCTCCGGGCTCTCACCCCCTGCGAAGTGATGGTACGCAAAGGGAAGCCTGATCTCCTGCATCATTTCGTTGATCTCTTCGTAGGTCACGATAACTCCTTTTTGATGAGCGTTTCGAGCATATCTGCGCCGTTTGCTTCGGCAGGAGCGATATGCGGGATTGCCGCCACACGACCGCCGCCGCGCTTAGCATGACCGTGTTCGAGCAGATGCGCGATCTGGTAGCGGTCTTTGCTGTGGACAGTCATCTCCAGCGTGTGGCTGTTTTCTTTTGTCTTCTTCGCCGTCCAGCTACGTTTGTAGCGGCCTGACTTCACAGGAGCGTTTGCAGAGATCTCATTCTTGACGGCGGTCGCAGTCTTGCGGACTGCCTTTTTCATTGCTGTATCCGCAAGCTCTGCGTACTCAGACAACCCCTCCATGATCTCTGCCGCCATATCGTCAATAGATGTCATCCTTTGATCCCGCCCTTCGTGATTCGCAGATCAGCTTCATATAGTCCTGCGTCTGATAATTCGGGACAATGCCCTTGATGTCGTAGTCGATCCCATCAAAACGAATCTTGTACGCAGTCGATGCCATGCGCTTTGTCTGCGGAGTCTGCCGGATAATGAGCTCTATCTTCTGTATCTCTCTGGTCACTCCGGTATTGGTTTCCTCAGTCGCACCGCCCACGGTATTGGATACCGTCACAGAAGCCCAGAGGGAGAAAACCTCCTCCCACTGTGCTTTGTGATTACCGATCGCATCTTTTTTGACATGATTTTCGAGGACGGCAATGCGCTGATTCAGTTTTCCGATTTCCATCAGACGATGCCCTCCCTCTGTGCGAATAACAGCGCCCTGAGTGTCAGCGTCAGCGCATGATAATCAGCAGTATTGCGGTTTTCATAGAGGTAAGAAACAGTATACAGCATAGCCTGCCGGGAGGTTTCCTCATTTTCCGCTAACTGCTTTTCATTCATGCGCCCCACATCCATCACGAGCCGCTGCGCCGTATCGATCAGAGTGAGGATGAGCTTGTCATCCTCACAGTGGTCAACACGGAGGTAGTTTTTTGTTTCAGGCAGTGAGATCAGATTCACTTATCTGCCCTCCGTTCTTATCAGCCGTTGCCGCCGGTGTTACCGCCAGTCGTGCCGCCGCCCGCGGTGTTGGACTTGGTGCCTGCCATCTTCAGCACCTTCACGGACTCCGGCAGGATCAGACGACCGTCCACACGCTGTGTGGTAAGGAAGCCGACCTGATCGGTGCGGGCATACAGCTCGTTCAGACGGCGGAAGGTGCGGTTCTGACGGTCAGCCACCCAGTAATTCTTCATGTCGCCGAAGAGCAGCACACGCTCGCCCTTTGCAATTCCGGGCATGAAGGAAGAAGTGCGGATGGGGCGACCGAGGAGCGTGTCGGGCTTTGCAATATCGAGAGATGGCTTCCAGAGGTAGTTGTCGTTCTTGTCCTTCAGCTTCATAAGCTGAAGCAGGATGGTCTCGTTGCAGACGAACTGTGCGTTACGGCGGTAGGGAGACTTCAGGCTGTAGTAGAGATCAAAGATCTCATCGAAGGTGATAGCCGTCTGAGATGCTGCAGTCACGCCAAGCTCTGCACCGCCGGTCTCATCGAGGATGCCGAGGGGCTTCTTGTCGCCGTCACCGGTGAAGAATGCACGCTCCTCGGCATTTCCCATTGCCACACCGAAACGTGCAGCGATATACGATGCGAGGTCGAAGGCGGAGTCGTGCAGAAGCTCATTGCTGATCTTGATCATCGTGCCGAGCTTGTATGCGGAAAGGGTCGTCTGACCGAAACGTGTATCGGTCTCCGGGATCTCCTCACCCTCATCGATCCACTGCGCCTCCATTGTGTCGTTGGCGATAGGAATCTTGCGGGTACCGGAGTTGGTCTTGATGACCGTTGCCATCTGGCGGAAAATGTTGTTTTCCTCCAGCGCCTGAATCAGACGGCGCTCGAACTCGTCCGGCACAGTGTATCCGCCCTCGGTGTCCTCACCGACAGAAAGCGCGTTGCGGACTGCAAGCTGATCGCCCTTGTTGCGGATCATATCCCAGAAGGCGGACTTGTACTCATCGGTCGCGGTAGGGTTTGTGGGCGGCGTGGTCTTGGTACCGGGAGCGTTGGTGACAGGCTTGCTGGTCGGAGCGGAAAGTGCCGCATCGAGGGCTGCCTGCTGTTCCAGACGCTCGATCTCAGCGCCGAGTGCCTGCACCTCACCGGCCATTTTGTTGTACTGCTCGACTGCGGAAGCCTCCACGAGACCGTTCTCACCACGGTGCTTTTCGAGGAATGCCTTTGTCTGCTCCCACAGGGTATTACGCTTGCTGCGAAGTTCCATGATCTTGCTCATATCTTTTTCTCCATTTCTCCGGAGGTAAAACTCCGGTGGTCATAAAAATACAGCCTGCTTATCTCAGAAAAGCAAGCTGCTGTTTCAGAATTTCATACGGCATAGAGCCGTCAGCGGTTTTACCGTCCATTCCGATCACAGGCATATCCGGCACAGTAACAGTTACCCCTTCCTCGGAAGGTTTCGGTGCATCATCTGTCTTGCTGTCATCGGGCGTCTCTGTGCCTTCGGGTGCTGCGGAAGCGGTGATCTTTCCCAGAATGGTCTGTCCCATGACACGGGTACTGTACTCCCAAAGGGCATCACCGGTGTCCAGCTTGAACGGCTTCTTTTCGGTCTCTTTCTTTTCATCGCCCTCATCGTCACCGCCTTCCTGATCGGGCTTCTCAGGCTCGTCCGGATCGTCAGGCTCATCCTGCATCTTGTCCGGTTCGGGCTTTTCGTCAAAGAGGATCTCATCTGCAAAGCCCAACTCGACCGCCTTTTTCGCATTGATCCATGTCTCATCGGACATGAGCTTGCTGATGCGGTTTCTGCTGAGTCCGGTTTTTGCCGCATATGCGTTGATGATGCTCTCCTTGACCTCGTTCAGCGTAGCAATGGCTTTTTCCATGTCCTTGGCATTGCCGAAAGCAATGGTAGAAGGGTAGAGTAGGAAAGTGCCGCCTTATCACATTTCTGTGACAGGTTTGCACAGACCCC